TAACCTAACTAAAGACCGTATGCGATTACAGTCAACTCAGAACATTGCTGAAGAAAAGAATAGAGGACAAGTTCAAGTCAATACCACTGGTCAAACTAGAGATGCTGACTTGAAACGTGCGCTATCAGTATTGCCTAGGAAGTAAGGAGATGAAATGGCATCATCATCAATGCGGAATCCCGCTAATAGACCTAAGAAGTATCCCGATGCTATACCAGCACATCAGGTAATCCAAGGGTTCTTCAATCAACAGCTTGACTCTGAGCTAGAGTCTCAATTCACCCTACTTTGTAGACGCAACCCTACTGAGTACGGTCAACAACTAGCTTGGTTGGTCAAGAATGGATGTGTGTGTTCAATACCTCAAATCAAGGCATGGCTAAAGGTCAAGGGCATTAAGGCTGGTACTGAAGCTGATACCCTTAACCGTAAGCTAGAAGAGTACGCGGGCATTGATGTAGTAGGGGGTCTTGAATCATTAGCCGTTAGGACTGCTAACCTAGCATTCGATTATGGTGGTCTAATCCAAAACAAGTTAGACGGGGGAGAGATAACTGACTCTCAGATGCAATCAATCATCGCTCAGTATCCAGCAGTGGTAGGACAGACTAAGCAGATACTACAAGCCCTAGCACAAGTAAAGGAACGTACAGGAGAGAGGGAGCTACTACTAGCTGGTGCTGATAGGGTGAAGTCTTTAGTACTCAATATGCTTGAGAAGAACTCACCCTTTAGACCAGCACTTGAGCAGTATTTTCAAGCTGCTATTCAAAGGATCGCGGAAGAGGTTTAGGGATCGTCAGCCCATATTCTAGCCATTTATTAGATTTGTCAGGTTCTCTCAAGAGGATATAGGGAGGTATAGTCCCATCCCATCCACTTAGCCCTGTCTCAGTAACTTTAGCTGGATAGCAAATGACTGCAGACACATCTTTCTTTCCCTCTAAATATAAATGTACGCTTGACTCGCCATAGCCTTGCTCCGCTAATGACTGCAATCTAGCAATCAATTCATTAACTGTCATAATCACCAATCCAATATAGTTTGTGTACTTACGGTCTTAACAACCCTGTAGTTGTTGTAATGAAAGTTCTCACGACTCCACTCTAAAGCAGACTTGGCTGAAGCCTCATCTAAGTCTTTGCAGGAAGAATCAGTCTTCCAGTCACCTACTTTGTGCTGACTGTATTCGCTATTAGTTTTAGGGCAATACTCAATGTGATAAGTCGTTGTTTCAATAGCTTCATTAACTGTCATGCTTAACTCCTATAAACATCTCATCTCCTTGTTGAAGCAAGGTTAGTGAAAGGCTAAAGGTAAGTTTGTCGTTAACAGTATCAACAACTCCTACTTCTAATCCTTCATACCCCTCATTAATGAGTGCTTCAAGTTGTAAGTACAATTCATTAACTGTCATCGTCCACCTCCATTAGGATGCCCAATCATAGCTACTAGTTGTTTGGTGACCTTATACATCCTAAATGCATAGTTAGGTTGTTTCTCTTGCCAGTAATGCCACATCTCAATAGCTGTAGTCTCATCACAACCAAGGTCACAGTAATGCTCCCAGTTATCATCATTGGTGATGCAACGCTCTAGGGTGTAGTTAATCATCTAATACCTCAACCTCTCCTGCCACTAATTTGTATTCAGTCCCTTTATAAGCTTTTCTACATAGGGCAATATGTGTTTTAACAGCATCTAGGCTCTCAAAGTATTCACCAATAACAGACCAGTTTTTAGAATAGTGCGACCTGTAAAGAATCATGTATAGTTTCATTAGTCCCTCAGTTATTAATCCTCCCCTAGCGTAGCGTTCCCCTATGGCTCGATTCAGGCCATCCACATCCCTTGGACTTCAGATACAAGCTGATGTCACTTACCATGCCAAGGCTGCAACACAAGCTACTCAGCCCTTAGTCCTCAAGGCTAGACAAAATACCAAGGAAGGGTTCACAGCCTTCAGGGAGTATGTGTGCTTCCCTCAAATATCTGCTAATGAAGAAGGTGTAGAGGACATCAATGACTTAGCAGCACATAAGTATGCAAGACCTAAGCACCACTCTGAGTGGATGGATGAGCTATTCACAGGAGAAGACTCGCGTTGTCTTAAAGGTATTGGTGGTTCTAACACTCTAATCCTAGCTCCACGACTAAGCGCTAAGTCTAGATTCATGACCGAGTGGATCGCGCATCAGATAGGTGTGCAGACTGAGGCTGGTATTCCTATCAAAGTACTGGTTATCTCTTACTCAATCACCATTAGTACTCAAAAGTCCATAGAGATAAAACAAATCATTGAGTCTGATAGATTCCAACAAGTATTCCCTAACGTCTCTAAGGGTAAGAGATGGTCTGATGAGGTATGGGAAATAGATAAGCGTAAGGCAGGACTACAAGCACTAGGTGAGCCATATACCCTAGCCTGTGCTGGCATTGTTGGTAGTGTCACCTCTCGTAGAGCGCACATCATTCTCTTTGATGACCTTATCAAATCACCTGCGGATATCGAGAATCCCACAGTTAGAGAGAAGATGGCTAGTACTTACCACAACGCTATTAAACCTACTATGTTCCCTGGTGGTAGACAAATATGTATTGGTACTCGAATGAGTGCTGATGACCTATACGCAACTGAGTTCAACACTGAGAAGCGCTGGAAGGTAATTGAACAACAAGCCATAGTCGAAAGTGATGATGGTAAGGAGATAAGCTACTGGGAAGAGTTCATACCACTCAAGCACCTACTCACCTTGCGAGACCCAGATAAAGGTGGCGACCCTATCTCCTTTAGTTTCCAGTATCAAAATAAGATTGTCTCAATTGGTGGACTAGCTATACCTCCCGAGTGGATTAAGTACGATTACCCAGAGAAGGTAAGTGCTTACTCCCGCTTCGCCATTGGTACTGACCTTGCCGATAGTGTTAAAAAGAAAGCTGACTTCACTGTATTCACTCTAATGGGGCGTTATGGTAGTACATCCAATGGACGTATTGACCTACTTGGTAGTGCAAGGTTTAAGGCTTCTGGGAACATAGCTAAACTCAACCAACTACTAATGCTCCTCTATGACCATGACCTTCTAGACATAGATGAAGAAGGCTGGACTAATCCAGATGACCCTGTAGCGCAACAGTTTCCCATCAAGTATATCCACTCTATACACCCTCGACCACTTAAGCTCAAAGGAGATAAGAGGGAAAGACTTATGGCTATATCAGGTGCATTGCAAGTTGGCAACATCACTTTCAATAAGTTTAAGTACAGTCCCTCTCAGTCCACTATTAAGGAGTTGCTGTTCTTCGGCAGTACTCTACACGATGACTTTGTTGATTCACTTACTTGTGGTGTTATTGGATTGGGTTATCGCTTGCCTCTATCTTAGGCTCAGTACCGTACTCAACATCAAACTCAGCCGTCTTAAGGATAGGGTACACTGTAGGGGGAGAATCTATGGGTAATATGCACTAGTCATATTGTTTAATCCATACCCATACAAAGGTTCTAAGTCTATAGCCATATGCCCTAGCTACTCATGCCTTAGTAGGGAATGTCATACTGATTAGCAAAGGCAGCTAGAGACTGTAGAGCCTGTCTAGCTTTCATGGTTTCTTGCATAGCTAAGTACTGTTGCCCTAAGTCATCGCTTATCCCCCGTGGTAGCCTCTCCCCTAATGGCTCTAGTACATCACTTGCCATAGCACTCATTGAAGGCTGTGGGTTAGGTGCTACTTGAGGTTGTGATAAGTCTATAGCCATGCGTCTACCCATACTATCTATAGGTCTACGCAGTTGAGATGCATAACGAATTAGGCTGTTAGAAGTTAAAGGGTTGTATCCACTGGATAGCAGATCACCTATCTCATCCTCCATGCTTAACTTACCTACTTGAGCAGCTTGTTTAAACCCAGTATTCAAAGCTTGGATAGCTCTAGACTGTAGACCATCGCCTTCCCACTTAGGACTACCCTTGCCAGTGCGATGAGTTAAAGTATTCAGATAACTAGATACTTCGCCTTGACCAGCCCTTTTGTACAGCTCATCCATAAGTCTAGGATGTTGCATAAACTTAGCAGCATTAATGTCTGACAACAGCATTAGGTTAGACGTTTCAGGCAACATCTCTCTTAACCCAAAGAATGCACTGTCAGCATCAGCAAAGTTATACCCTGCGTACTCAACTGGATATTGTCTCTTTAGTTTAGAAGCTCTTAGAGTGGGATTAGTAAGAGCCTGAAGAAACACGTCAGGGCTTTTGCTATAAATGTTGTTAGGGATTAGCCAAGGCTTTTGATACATAGTTGTTATTAACTCTTTCTCCTAGCGTAGCGTAAGGTAGACTGGATACAACTAATACTTTAGACATCACACTATGGAAACGGGCGCAGTAGTACAAAGCTTTATCGACAGGAAGAATAGCGGCTCTGAAAGTATGGTAGTACCTAACCATATCAAACAGATTGTCTTATTTATGACTAGGCAGGGCTTAGAGTTCCTTGTAGACCAAGATACTCCTGATGAGCGAAGACGTAAATTCATAGACAAGATTATCAAAGCTAACAAGCTAGATATGTACTACCAAGGGATCGCCTCACTCTTCATAGCTACTGGTGGTGTTCTATGGTTAATGCAACCTACCTTAGACGGGTACTCAATCTATTGGTTCCATAGCGGTAAAGAGAATAACTCAATAGATGATGTTAAGTCTCAATACATGGTCTTCTACTCTCCCAATGGCAGGGAGATGCAAGAAGTGATCATTAGATATAAGTACTATGACCGTTCACCCAGTCAAATGTACTACGCTCAATCATCTCTAGGTTCTGAGAGATGGGTGCGTCTACGAGTAAAGACTGACACGGTAACCCAAGAGTTCTTCAATGCCGAGCCACCACTAGACATCTACTCAACTAGCTCTAACTACGCCCCCCCACTTCAGGTCAACTCCTTCATCAACACACTAGGCTACATCCCTTGTGTAGAATCACCCAACCTCCCATACTTCCCCGGGGATAGTGGTAGGTCTGACTTTGCTATGGTTAGTGACCAGATAGAAGCCGAAGATACGGTAAGGGGCGCTATCATGCAAAATATCTTCACCTTTGGCAATCCTACCCTTATCACTACTCGTTCCCGTGAAGAAGTGATGCAAAAGACTACTGAGATAGGTACTCAGTCATGGGCTGCTTCACAAGGTTTCAAAGATCTAACTTCTGTGCGTATTGGCGGTAGACGTAATGATGGCGGATGGGCAGCGCGTCAACACGAAAAGATTGTTCCCGTCATTGGAAATGTAAACGCTGATGAAAGATTTGGCTATGTAGTGCCTGACCCCGTATCTCCTGACCAAGCTAGATTTGCTGACACTTACCGCACTGCGCTTCATGGAGCTTTAGGAGGCATTGACCCGAATGACCAGTCTTTCAGTACCTTTGGTGAGGTCAAATCTCTCTATGGGAAAGTGGCTGCTACTGCCAACATGAAGTCCCTGACCCTATGGCAACATGGACTATCCCGAGTCCTTGAGTTGTGCATCATGCATGAAGAACGTCTATATATGGATCAATTCAAGCAGTGGCTCCTATCGGAAGACCCTAAGATTGACATCACTCAAGTTACCCAACAACAGATTGAACAACTAATCTGGCAAGACGGTATCGAAGCACCCATTAGCGTAGGACTACAACCCTTTGGTGAAGTCAATGTCTACTATCGCTATAACGGTGATGTATTTGAGGACTCACCCCAAGACAAACTAGACCGCACTATCTATACTCGTAACCTTCAAGAGCTAGGAGTAGGAAGTCTAGAAGCCCTTGATGCTGTATTCCCTGACCTATCCCTCAAAGAAAAGAAGGCTAAGTTATCAGGCATTCCTTTTAGGATTGGAGGTGAGTACTTAGGGTTGTTCAATAATCTTTTACAACAACATATGCAACTTTCTCAGGTAGAAGATCCATATAATCCGGGTAAAGCTCTAAGTTTGCGCTATGATATGACTTATCTAATGGACTCAGTGTACACGGTACTGAAACGTGAGTTCTCCTACGGCGCATCCTATGATGAAGCTGACAACAAGGATAATCCCTTAACTAATGGTACAAGCACTCCCTCAGAACTATCAGGTTCAACAAGCCCCATCACCACAGGTAGCTCCTCAAACGGTAGCCCCACAGTGGCAGTCAGCACCTCAACTGGTGAGCCCTTACCCTTCGACTGGGCTAACCCCCCAGTACTCCCATCCTCAGCAATTCGCACCGACAACGGGCGGTTGGATACAAACAACCCCTCAGTCAGTGGTAGCTCCTACTCAGCAAGCGAATCCAGTTACGGATTACCTGACCCTGAACGGCTTGGTTCCCAACAGCTATTTACCAAACCCAACTTCAGTACAACCACAGTACTCCCCCCAAGTCACCTCGCCAACGAGACAGTACAGCCCCAAGCTAGACCTAAACGCTCCAAGCGGAAAGGATAGTCAGGGTAATCCTCTCGCCTCGGTAATCGAACTAATCAATAGCTTTGGCAATGGATCGCCTGAGCTAGCCATTGCACGCATCCATCAACAACTCATCCATCGTGAAGACCAATTAGGTGAAGTAGTTGCCTATACTCAAGCTCTTGAGAAGGAAGCTATTCAAATGGGTCAGATTCTATCTAGCCCTGAAAACACTGGTTATTGGCTCCAATACCAAGAGTTCCATCTTGCTCAACTACCTGAAGTAATTAACTTCCGCACTGCTTACCCTAAAGCAACCTTTGAGCAATACTACGACTACCTAGTACGCTCTAATCAACCACAAGGACAAGTTCAAGAACGTCCTCCCGCACCTTTAGGCTATGAGTATGCTCCTGAACCACAACGACCCACATTCAATCAAATGAACATGGGCTTAGGTCAAGGTGCTACTCAAGGTAGTGGTCGTGGACGTATGACTGATGTACTACGCCAACTTGATTCAGGTCACTTTGGTCAGCTCGTTAGTCAGTTGGCTTAGAGACTAGAGAGACAAGGAGAGCTAAAGGCGTTACTGCTGAGTGAACCTTGAGTACATCATCAGACGTTTGAAGGCTAGATATTAAAGCAATCTGACCTTGAATCAATCCATGAATACCTTGTAGTTCCTCAGTGGTTAGTCCTGTGAAGGCAACCTTGTCTGACATATCTTTAACAAGAGCCTTTAGATATTCGTTGTTTTCTCCTAGCCTTTCCATCTCAGCCTTTTGCCTTTCGATAATCATCATTGCTTCGGCATGATTGAACATAGCTCATTTCTCATAACATCATCCCTTACCGTAGGGACTCCGCTTACACCTTACCCACTCCTAAGAAATGGCAACATTTAGTTCTCAGTTAGAAATCATTATGGGTGTGGAGCTATATCGCCCCCGCCCGCAGTACATTGCTCGGTATGTTGTACAACCCCAAATCGTACATGACTGGGCTGCTCAACCGGGTTCTACTGCACGTATGAAACGCTTTGGCTTCTGGAACGATCCAGGGTCATACACACTCTCTGCCCGTGCACGCGATAAATCACAAGTCATCGGTACTGGTGGTGGTCGTGGCTTGCCAGAAGAAGCAGTCACCATTACTCTTCAAGAGTTTACTGGCCCATCCACTGGTAATAGCACCAACCCCAATGAACCCGGGGTGTTAAAGATTAATATGTTCGACCTCATGACCATGCAGCGTAACCTGTATGACATGAGCCGCGCTGACCAGTTCCATCAATCCATCGGTAGTGAAACCCTATTTGAAGACTATCGCCGTTGGAAGGATAGCGTCTACATCGGTCTAGCTCTATCTGCTAACCCCGCAACAGCAACCACTGGACAAGTTGCTAACAACCTAGTGGGTGGATACTATAACCCCGCAGGTATAGTTAACGGTGGTACTTATAACACAGCTACAGGTGCACCTCGACTAGACTTCACTAGAGATGTACTTAAGGTAGTCGCTGATATGCGCTCTCGTTTAGTCCCTCCTTTCCAATCTAACTTCGGTGATGTGTATCATGGATTGGCTAGCCCCGGGTTCATGTTGCAACTACAACAAGACTCACGCTTCTTACAGGTAACACAGTACCCAGGTGTTCCAGTATCCATGCTTCCCATGAGCGCACAATCTGCAACCCTACCTCAGATGATGCCTCTACAAGACTGGACAATGTCACCTAATGACCTTATCAAGAGTGGTGGCTTCTATGGTCAAACTGGATTCATGCACTCTATGGTTGCCTCACAAGGTTATGCTGATGGTACTTCTGTAGTACGTCAAGCAGAATGTGCAATCATCATTGGTACTAATGCCATTGGTGAAGCTATCTGGGGTGAAGGGCCAAGAGTCAAGCTTAACAACAACACTGACTATGACCGCTTCCTAATGGCTATCTGGCAGGAGTACGGTGGTTACTCACTACTCAACTCTAATAACATCACTGTTATGCGTACCTTCCAACCCTTCTAAACTCACTTAATTAAGGTTCTCTAGTTTTGCGAGAACCTTAAAACTCTTGACTATAATTTTTGCTTAAACACTTATGCCAGACTGCAATATTGACTATTCTAGTCACAACTCTAACCGAGTAACTCTTACCCAAATCAAGGAATTGCTTGACACTGCTGAAACCCAAGAAGCAGTGTTTTGGGATAAAGAAGTCGTGGTGTCCTATAAACTATCTTCAGGCTTTACCCTGCTTGGTAGAGGCGCTTGTGTTGACCCTGCTAACTTTAATATTGAGATTGGCAGACAAGTAGCGCGAGAACAAGCTGAAAACCAGTTGTGGCAACTAGAAGGTTATCTCCTTCAAAACAAACTTGTGGGCAAACTATAGCTCATCCTTCCCATCACCTCCCTAACCCTAAAGAACTATGTCTGCAACATTTGGAAACTATATTGGTTCTGAGAATGCTGGTAACCTCGTTAACTCTCCTATCAGTGGCGTAATAGGCGCTATTGATGGAGTATTCCGAGTAACCACCACACCTCAGACCGTCATTACTGC